GCAGCTATAAGTTCATCGTTCTTTCTTATAAGATCTTGAAAAAAAAGATTTCGTCTTGTAATCATAGATAGTTTAGCTGTACCACCTAGTATAGTTTGCATAGGATTATTTTGTTTACCTAAAAGTTTTTCAAATACTTTTCTATCAGCTTCTTTAATTGCACCAGCTGATATTAATGCAGATCCTCTGTCTGTCACAACTTCATCTAATGTAGTTCTGTTTACAAAAAAATCTGGCACAGAGAATATAGCATCAGATGGTTTATCCATTCTAATACCTTTTGGTAGTCTTGCTGTTTTTAATACTCTGGTTACAGCTTGTTCTGCTTGTAGATCTGTTAATTCTTCACCCGCTTCTTTTGCACTAGATTTAAATACTTCTTTGGCTTCGTTTATTGCTTCTTGTGTAGGTTTGTATCTTGCCCATGGAAAAATACTTTGGTTTTGAAATATGTCGTATGTAGACCCAAGATAGTTTTTAAATTTACCACCAAATAATTTTTTAAATTCTTGTATTTCATTTTTACCTAATGATCTTCCTAATTTAGAAAATAGGTCTGACCATCTACTTCTTATTGCAGATAAACCACCAAGTATATCTGTTGTAACTTCGTCATCTACTTTTAAATATTTTAATTTTTTAACTAATGCAGCTTTTTTTGTTTCATCTAATTTACCAAATTGTGCAACACCAAGATCATCTAGTTTAGGATCACCAGATAATAATAAATCATTTATTTCATTTAATAATTTTTGTCTATCTTTTGCAGACGCTTGATTAAATACAGTTCTTGTTGGTGAAAATACTTTGTCAATTGCTTGGTCTAACTCTCTTGATATGTTTCTTGCACCTGCAGCATCTGCAGCTCTTTCACCGATGGATGTTCTTTCAAGATCAAAAAACTCTTGTGATTTACCACTTCTTGCCCTGAACCCTGATGCAACTTTATCGATAAATCTATCTAGTTTAGAGTTTGCTACATCTAATTGTTTATTTCTGTTAGTTAGTTTTTTAACTAATGTGCCTGTACCACCTATAACACCAGTAAATAACGCACCTTCAAAACCAAACTTAACTCTGTTTAATAATTCTCTTGTTGCATCGTCATCTGTAGATCTATCAACTGTTGTTGGTCCACCAATAAGATCACCAAACGTACCAACTTTCTCTACATCACCTACAAATACACCTTCTGCTAAACCACCCCCTAGTGCACCTGCAATAAATTTATTTGTTTTACCACGTGTATTTAATGAAACAGCTTGGTCCATACCTTTCTTTAAATTTGGATTAGATAGTTTTACGTACTTACCGTTTCGTGCAGCTTTCATAGCATCGCCTGCCATTCTAGATGCAACTTTAAAACCTACACCACCGGGTATACCAATGTTTACTAATGCTTCTGTAATTCTACCAGCAGCTGTTGCTTCTGCTTTCTCGTCAAACTCTGTAAGATCATCAAAGTATTGTTCTACTCTTGCAGCTGCACCACTATCAACACCAAGATCTAAAAGCGTTGCACCTAAAGAAAAGAAACCTTTTGGTATTGCAATTAAACCTGATGCAACACCAGATAATATAGACTCTAATGTACCAACTTTATTGTTGTTTGATTTACTATAGAATACGTCTTCGATTGAAGCCATTTAATCCTCCTATATTATGAAGGCTACTTCGTTACCTTTTTTCTCAACAAGTCTTGCACCAATGACATATCTACCATCATCAAGATCCTTACCTTTGGCGATTAAAAAATCTATTTCATCTCCAGCAGGATTATCTTTTTTAAAATTGTTAAATAGTTTATCTTGTATTACACCATCGTATTTTATGTCATCGTTTCTTAGTATTGCTGCCGTTTGAGACCCAAGTATAACACCATCGCTCTTAGCCATTATTGCTGCTATCTGACCAGAAGCTCCAGATTGTTTTTCAGCTCTATCAAGGGCTTTAATTCTAGCTTTTTTAAGATCTCTGTCCACACTATCTGCAGATGCAATATCTTTTTGTATTTCACCTTTTAATATTGCAGCATCTATCTGTCGTTTAATACCAGCAGACTTATCTAAGTTTTTAGAAATAGCTTGTATAATTTGATTTTGTAAACTACCAGATCTAACAGCACCTTTAAGGTCTGCACCTTCTTGTTGTACTATTCTACTTGCATCAATTAATGAATCATATGCAGCATCTTTTTTCATCTTGTCTATGCCCATAAGTTCATAGTATCGTTTTTTAGTTTTTGCTATTCTATCTTCTTGAATTTGTTTTGCTTTCTTAGGATCATCAGTAACACTGCCACCTGTTGTACCTTCTCCTGCTCCTATAGTATCTACTCTTTTTATTTGATTTGTTGTATCTTCTGTTCCTTCAACTGGTTTTCCATCTGGACCAAGTGCTTTTAATCCTTGATAACCTAAAAACCCTACTGTTAATGGAGACTTAGCAAGACCTGACCCTACTTTTTTAATTGTACCACCTATTTTACCAGAACCTTTAGCCACTGCTCCAATAGCTCTTGCTTCAGGTGAACCTAAAATATATCTACCAAGTCCAGTTGGATTAAATATCATTTGTTCTTTACCAAACCCTGCAGGAATTGGAGGTGGTTTTCCTCCGGTCATTGTTAATAATCTTTTTCCACCTATCATTGGAAGATTAGGTCCTGCAAATTTTCGCATTGCAAATCTACCTAAAGGTGCCAACGCTGTTCTTGCAGCTTGTCCTGCTAAAAACATTAAAGGTAATGCATATCCTTGACGACCACTTGCATCTGTAGGTGCAATAGGACTACCAACAGTATTAATAGCTTGTGGTTCTTTCATACCCTTCATGATACCCTCTTTGATAGGGCCGCCCATTTTAAACATTGGTCTATTTAATGGTCTCATAGCTTACCTAAATTTTCCGAACAATCCGCCGATACCTAATGCTGTAGTTAAAGCTGTTGAGAATGGACTAGGGGCTGCAGGTGCTTCAAATTGTTGACCGGCAACACCACCAGCAAGACCTGTAAGTCCTGTTCCATAAGTTGATAATCTACCAAAAGGTTCGTAAGCTGCAGTTTGTGCTGCTTGTTGATCCGCTGCTAATTGTGATTGATCTAATCCTTGTCTAAATGCACCCAACTGACCTAGATTAGCTATGTCTGAAGCTCTACCTGCTTGTTGGAAGTTAGATAGTGCAAATTGATTTTGTGCTAAACCAGCTCTTTGATTTGCTAATGCTTGTTGTTGTGCAAATGCATTTGATCGTGCTGCTTGTGCATTCTGAAAACCTTGTTGTTGTAGTTGTGCTTCGATTCCTGCTCTACCCAGTGCAGTGTCAGCCATAAATTGTCCTTCTAATGCACCTTGTCTACCACCACCAAATGCACCTGATGCAATAGCTTGATCTGAAATTTGCTGTAGACCACCTGTTCTTGATTGATCAAACTGTCTTAATGTTTCATCAATAACTTGTTGTTGAAAAGGTGATTGAAAAGATGAGATTGATCCAGCCCCGGTCCCTGCTCCAGTGCCCATGAACTGTTGAAGTCCTCCAACATCTTGTCCGGCTTGTGTTACAGCTTGTTGTGCTGATGTTAAGAAAGGTTGAAAACCACCAATACCTTGTGTTGCAAGATTAATTGCTTGCGATTGTAATGGGTCTTCACCCGCAACAAATTGACGACCTGTAAACTTACTAGTATCTATAGGTGCAGAAGTTGCAGCCGTTAACTGCTTGGCGTAATCTTTTGCGGTTTCTTGTAAATAATCTGGTAATGCCATTATACTATTCTATTCTCCAACATTTGTGATTGATCGAACATTGCTTGTGCAGGATTTTCTTCGCCCTGAGACTCTTCTGATATAGTACCACCTGCTTCTAAATTGTCCATCATATTCTGCATAACCTCAGCACCTTTATCTATGTCTCCTTGACCTGCGTTTCTTACAGCATCTGCTGTAAATACAAATTCATTTTTGCTAAGTCTAGCCGGTACATCGTCCGCTCTTTCCTCAGCTCCTAGTGGTACAAAACCACCTTCTCTATAATCTTTTTCCATACCACCTAGATCCATAATACCACCCTCTGCTTTTTGATTTAATGAAGATAGATAATTAGTTATCTGTTCTGTTGTAAGACCTGTTATAGATGATATAGTAGACATATCCATACCCTTATCTTGCATGTCTTCTATCATAGCCGCTTGTTGTTTTGATACAACAGAGTTACCTTCACTATAACCGCCTCTTGGTATGTCAGCTAATCCACCACCAGCAGCATAGAATTGACTTTGCACAGCTGATTTAGGAGGCATAAAATATAATGCAGATTTTGTAGGGTCTTGATAATATGATTTAGCTTGTTCTCTAATATCAGATACCATTGGTTGAGCTAGATTAAATGGTGTGCTTTCATCAATTACTTCTTCTTCTTCACCACCCATTAAAAATGGTGCAGCTAATGCCGTAGCACCTAAACCTGTAAGTGCAGTTCTACCCAAACTAAACTTATCATCTTTGGAAACTAAACTTGCAAGAGGTCCACTAAAATCAAATTTACCGCCAACAGTTTTACCAAAAGGAGAAAGAGCTCTTGATTTAAGTAAAGCTTTGCTAAAACCAGAAGATCCAAATCCACCACCTAATCCATAAATACCTGCACCTAATATTGCAGCTTTACCTAAAGGTGATTTAACAACTTTCTTTACAGCTTTTTTTGCTTTTCTTACAATCTTACCTAAAAAAAATCCTTGTCTTGGCTCTTCGAGTGTCATAAGTCCACCCATATTACGAAGTTGTCTTTCCATATTCATCCTTGAAATTGCCATAGTCTTACCTTTTTATTGCCTTTTTCTTTTATAATCAATCATAAATATCAACTAGGTCTGTTAGTCCACCCATCATGTATGGCACTCTACCACCCATAAAATAACCACCAGCCCCTGCCGCTGCATCATCTGATGCTTGAGAAGCCGCTCCTTCTGCAGCTGCTGATCCCCCAGCATGTCCGCTACTATCGTGACCTGGTTGTGTATCTAAACCTATTTCTACATCTGCTACATTTACTGATCTTCCAAAATCGTCTTTTCCTCGTGGGCCAAATCCAAAAGTATTTCCAAAAGCAGTTGTTTGACCTATTTTACCCATAGCATTTTTTGCTGCCATTGATGCTAGTGTTCCTATGGGATTTACCATAAAACCAAGTGCATTTAAAAATCCAAATTTACCTGTTCCTGTTGTATTAGTAGGTGTATCCTCGTCATCATCGTCGTCCCCGTCTCGACCCCCACCTTGATTTATAGTAGGTAAATATGATACTGGTGAACCTCCTGGTTGCGCCATTGGTAATGTAGATATACCTCCAGACATATCTAATGTGTTTGGTCTAAACTCTTCTGCTAAGTACTCATTAAATGGTACAAAGTTAAAACCTTGGTCTCTTACTCTTTGATCTATCGGATCTAATATCATTTAGTTTCTCCAAATAAGTCAAGGCTTGGCATTACTACCTTGATGTCTCTTCTAATATCTTCTTGAGGAATTCCTTTTGCTTTCCACTCCTCATCATTCTTGTATATCTCACCTGTCTTAAGATTGCTAATAGTTTCTATTATTTCTTTTGGTTTTAATATTGGTATATCTTTCACTATGTTGTTACCTCTCTTGGCTGTATTTCTAATATTGAAGCTATGACGTGCAGCTCATTCGCGTCAGCAGCTTGTACTTTTAATACTTCACTTTCCTCCATTACAAGAGGTTGAGTCAAAAGTTCTGTTGTTGCCTTAGATGCTATGGCCTTATCTTTAAATAGATTAAATATAGTGCCACTTGAATTAACTAAAGTTATTGTTATTGTAGATCCTGATCCGGCATCCTCGGATACTAACAATGATTTAATAACAGTAGTTGTTGCTGTTGGCACTGTATACAGTGTTGTTAGATCTGTGGTAGTTAGGTCTACCTTTTTATTTTTAAAACTATTAGACATTAATTTAAAAAGAAGTTTTG